CCCATGAACCCGCCGGCACTCGAAATCATCTGGAACCCATCCTTCGTCACCACAAACCCCTGCCCACGCGGGTAAGTGATCATCGCAGGACTGTCCACCCAAGCCTGGAACAGAACATCAATCTCAGCCTCACCCGTCTGGTCCCACGGAAGAACAAACTGTTGCGGAGATACGTTATTCTGTTGAACGATCAGGTTACCCCAAAGGTACAATCCCTTGGTGATGTCGCCAGCGTAAGAAATCGTGCTTCCATCTGTGCTGATGCCGGCCTTGTACGTCTGGCTGGTGGCATTGGCTCCGGTCTGGTAAACAATGGTGCAGAGGAAAAACCCGTTAGCGCATTGCTGCACATTTGCGTTCTGAACATTGGCTTGCGTGCCAAGATTACCTGTCTGGACATTGAAGAAGGCGGAGAACGTGGTTGTACCATCGTTTACGGCCAAATACAGGTAGTTTCTCCCTGCTGGACGTGCGTAGACACTCGCTTGGTAGGTTGTGGCCCCAAATGCGCTTAGAACCTGGGTTACGTTGTGCTCCGCATTGGTAACCGTCTCAAATACTTTGCTCGCCGTTACCCGGTTGTCCGCAGGGTTGGAAATGCTGTTAGCAGTAACCGTTGCATTCGTTGCCGTCCAATATGCCGTTTGAGAAAGGTCGTTAGGGTAGGTCAGCGAATTGCCCACAAACCGAGCCTCACCCCATCCAGTCAGGTCCGGCCAGTTACCAGCACCCCAGATCTGCCGCACGTTCGCGTTAAACAGATCATTGATCGATTGCGCCGTCTCCGTCGTCAAACGAGACGTGGGCACGCCAATCAGTCCGCAAATGTTAGACAAAGCGCGACTGTATGGGATCGTTCTCACTTAGTCTTTCGTTTTAAGCCATCCACCTGTCAAACCGTGACGAGCAGCGTTAACCTTGGGCCGGTAACCAACAGCGCAGAGATGCGGATTATCCTTCAGATACTCAGGCATCCACTCATGCACATTGTTACCATGCTGACCTTGCAAACGGAAGAACAAGCGGCTGTTAATGCGAGTGCTCATCTGGCCAAGCCCTTCCATTTTCACAGAGCCATCTTCACGCATCTTGGCAGCAAGACGAGCCTGGTCCTCATGGACCTTGGCTTTCTCGTTGGGCAGACCGTTCTGGATCTCCCACCACCATTTGCGGATAAACTCCTTGGGAACCTCTGTGATAATTTGATCGCTGCTCATTAAAAAAAGAAAGGGGCAGAGCCTCGGATGAGGATGCCCCTGTTTGAGATTACTTAGCCGAGCTTCGTCTGATCAGAGAGATCGACGATGTTCAGGTAAATATCCAGAGCGCCAGCCGTCAGGGCCGAGGGACTGCCACCCGTTGCGTTCGTGAAAACAGCAACGAGGTTAACAGAAGCCGTGCCCTTGGTAAGCGTAGCGGTCGTAGGAAGACCGGCAAGAACACCGGCGGTCTTCACGGACTGAGCCGTGACGAGGGCGCTGGTGCTGCTGGTCGTACCAACATTGATGGAGAACGCAGTCGTGCCGGCGAAGGCAGTCGTAACGTTCACCAGAGCATTGTTGATGACAAAGTTCGACGGAAGCGCACCAAGCGTCAGCGTCACGGTGTCGGACGAGCCGGTACCGAGAGCGACGTCAGAAGCGTCAACGTGGAACTTGTTCGAGAAACCGCGAGCCTGCTCTTGCAACGAAAGCTGCGAGGTGTCGGCGCGGGAGATGGTTACTGCTGTATCAGCCATAGTAGTGTCCTTGTTTAGTTAAGGGCTGTGGTTTAGCTGGTGCCAGCAAATTTGCCGAGACCAAGCGGGTTCTTGACCATCAGGGTAAGCGCAGCGAGGATGAACCCACGGCGACCACCACCAAGATCAGGCAATTCGTTCGACTCGATGCCGAGCATGTAGCCGATACCGACCAGCTCAGGATCGATGACGTAACCGCGAGCCTTCTGCTGAGAAGTCGTGGTCGAGGGATCCGCGCCATCAAGAATGCCATTGAACAAGTCAGGGACAATCGTGACGGTGTGGAAGTCACCAACGTACACAGTGACATCAAGGTCGATCTGGTGCTCATCAGCATTCTGCATGACCTGGTAGGTCTTGGTCGTGCCAGAGCTGCCTTCAGACCGCTGGAACTTGCTGATCGCCCGCTTGAGCGAGGGACCGGCAAACAGCGTGTACGAGCGGCGACCGCCGACCTGTTGGAAGATCGACTGGAACACGTCGTTGAACGCGGACTCCGACAGGGAACCAGTCGCCGTGGTGTCGATGTTGGCCGCAGGCGTACGAAACGCCGCAGGAACATCGCTGCCAGGGGTGTTGCTGATCCACTTGCCGAGCGCACGAGCCTTGTAAGGCGCCGGCGGAGCTTCCTGTTGGCGGTCGTTGTCCGAACCGATACAAGCTTCGATGTCGCGTTTGATCTCGCGCATCGCCTTCATCTTGGCGTTCGCGACTTCGCTGGACACGCCAGCAACGTCAGAAGCCTCTTGAAGACGGGAAACCATCCACTGTTCGCGGAACTGCTGGACGTAATTGCCCAGACGAGCGCGGTTGACGGCTTGATTGGAGAAGGCGAGGACGTCTTGACCTTCCAGCACGCCACCAAAGTTGACGGCGGAAAGGGTGTCCACTTGCCATTCCTGATACGCATTCGTCATGCGTTTCGTTTTCGAGAAAGTCGAAATCTTAGGAGTGTCCTCGGGGGCGAGGATAGTCAGAAAGTCCGTGAGATCTTCACGATCACCGGCGACGTTGTAAGTAGTAGATAGGGCCATTGTATAACGAGTTTAACGGTTGAATTTTGCTTTTTCCTTGGCCAGCAGAAATGCTGCTGCTTCGTTTGCCGTTACGCCACCTTTTCTGGACAATTGCGACCTAAGAGCTTCGATTTGGCTGGCAGACTTTGCCGCTGACGGCATACGAACATCGCCACCGTTGGAAGAAACTACTGTTTGGCTAGATGGAGGGCGGTTGCTCATGGCAGGTTTCGGCTTGTTGTCTGTCTTTGCAGCCTTCTGCTTGGCTTCGAGGGACCGGAGTCCTTCGATCTGCACTCCAATAATCCAATCCGCATTGGGCAGATTCTTCATCCAGGGCATCTGTGATAATGCTTGCTGGGCGAGAACGTACTCAGGCGCATTCTTGTCTTTCAGATATGGGAACATCTGATGAGCGACTTGCTGCGACTGCTGCTTCTGCGTCAGGAACTGCGAGCGGGCTGGAATGTCATCATCAAGCGTTTTCTCCGCATTGCGCAGAATCGCCTTCAATTCACTCCGTCCCAGCACAGTATCGCCAATTTGAATCGGTTCAAAGTCATCGCGGTCCAGTTGATCCTGGGCAAAGCGTTTCGCTTCCTTGGCCTGCTGCTGTAAGGAAGACAGTGATTGGAAGTCATCGATCTGGGCCAGTGGCACATTTGCAGGCATCTGAGCCGGTGCGGCCTTTTGCGCGGATTGTTCAGCTTGGGCTGGGGAGTTTGATTGCTCTCCAATCTTTGCTTCCAACTGCGCCAATCGTGACTCCAAAGCTTTGCGTTTTGCGACCTCTTTGCCGATACGCTTGTCGATTTTCTTCTGAAGCTCTGGTGTAATATCCTGAGAAGGAACATCAGCTTCACCATCAGGCGTCTCCGCCTCTTGGCTTGGCTCGGCAGACTCGGCGGTAGCTTCGTCTGGATTGACTGAATTATCTGACGCTTGGGCCGGCGTCTCAGCAGCCTGTTCAGTCGGTCGTTGAGCTTTTGCGTTTTCGGACTCGATGTTAAGGAGCCGTTGCGCAGCTTGCGCGACACTCAGATTGCTTTTCTTCGGTGCATCACTTTTTGCTTCCGTATTGGATACTTCGGCTGGCTGTGAAGGAGCGGATTCGACTGTTTCGTTAGACATGGGATTATAGCCCCCAAGGGCTGTGGACATGGCGGATGCCAAGTATCGGTACAAATGGATCCGCTAACTAGCCTGTCAACATTAAATACAAAATATTCTTACAGCTAACTTGCCTGTATCAAACGCTGCGATCTTCAGCGTCTACTTCAGCCTGCTGCAATTGCTGCTGAACAAAATCATCATACAGACCAATGATCTGAGAATAAGCACGCAGTTCGCCTGTAGAAGCCAGAGTCATGCGTTCATTCTGAACTACAGCATCAGAACAAAGATCAATCATCGTGGAGTGCTGCATTTCGCGCAATTCCTCAATGAAGTCTTGAAAGTTGTCATTACCAACAAGACTGAACATGGCATGACGAAGCCGGGAAAACTTATCGGTCGAAGTCTGATTGGGATTACGGCGCTTCTTCATTTTTGAGCATTTGCTGCGGTGGGATTAGGCATGGCGGCGCCCAAACGACCAATCACAGCATTCTGTTGCTGCTGGATCTGGAATTCGTACTGCTTCTTGCGGGTTTCGAGACGTTCGCGGAACGGCTGGTCTTGCGCGAATCGCTGTTGGACATCAGGCTGCTGCAAGTACTGCTGGATTACTTGCAATCCAAGCTGAGGAGGAGTGCCAGGTTTGATGTTCTTGGAGATGCCGGCAAAGATCTGCGTCAGGTCGTTCTGTTCGTCCTCAACGATCTTCTGCTGGCCTTGTTGGGCGGGGCGGATGATGCGTTCAGCGATATTCGGATCGATGGTGGAGATAAACGCCGTGCAGAGGGCGGAATAATCAATGATTCCGTCGCGGTCGAGGGACTGAGCCGCCTGGATGATGGCAGTCCACTTTTCGCTCATGCGCTTGAAGTCGGTAGACTGCACATCCCACGAAAGGTAGAAATCAAACTCCTCGTTGATGTCGCCCTTGTTGAACAACTGCAAGTTCACGTCCTTTACACCCATGACGCGGAACATGATCTCGTCTTGGCCGTACTGCTTGTAGAGCTTCCAGATCTGGCGGAAGGTGCGAGCGAGGCAACTAAGGAATTTGTCGACCTCAAACTGATTGTAGATGGGGTCAATGGCTGGGTCGCCTTCGCGGGAGGCAAAACCATTGTACTCCTTGAACGACGATTCCAACAACGATTCAGACGTGTTGGTGTTCATGTCAGGAATTGGGCGGTCCGCGTAATGATACTCGTTTGGACGACGCTCCGAGATCATTGCACCTGGACCCCAGCGGCCCGGTGGTCGCCCTTGCGGGTAGCAGATG